CTTCTACATAGTTGATATTGAGAACCAATCTCCTAGAAGAATCTGTACAGGTAGTTCCCGTATGGTATGTACTTGAGGGAAAAGTTACTAATCTGTTTTTTACTGAATATACCTTTTCCCCAGTGCTTTGAAACTTAGTATAACCATTATTGGTATTCAAATAAAATACCGCTGTCGTGTGATCACTAAATTCATTGTCAATATGATATCCTTGTTCAATAATTTTAGATGTGATTGGAGTTAAGTTTAATTTTATTCTATGTAAAGATTTGATATTTAATCTATCCAGGAGAGGAAGAAATAAATGAAACTCTTGATTAGTGAAGGTATTGTCTCTAAAAAGAGTGTGTCCCAATTGAAAGTTATATTTCGAATCTTCTAAAAAGTCAGTTTCATGAAGAATTGCAGACCAATACCAAGGAAACCATAATCCAGATACCCTCTCAATTATTGGTTGTAAATATTCATCATCTAGAAAATTATCAATTATTTTCATTTATTGCTCTGTTTCTTCCACCCTCTTCTTCTTAGAACCAATGTTGTATTTGGTTTCCAGAATCCAATCACCCTTGTCCTTATAGGCAAGGACTTTGATTTGGTTAAGTGGTGCAATGTCTTGAATCTTGGTTACATCAACAATCTCAATCAAACCCCAGTCAGCAAGTAACTGAGCGATACGATTGCGACGCTGGACATCATTCATAGTTAGATTTGCATGTTTGCCGTCAAGGGCAAACAGTTCCTTAAAATGAACAAGGAAGTATCTACCTTGTTTGTGAAGAATGTGGCAAGACTGATAGATTTTCTTTTCCTTTCGTGATGCGACTCCAATACGAGTCAAAGTTTCGCGCACTTTCAAAAAGTCATCGGGTTCGCTGAGAACCACTTCCACCATTTGTTCGGGCGACCACTTCACTTCAGGTTCTTTAACAACGCTCATTTTTTTCCTCCAGTTTCAAATTTCGATTTAATAAAATTAAGTTGTTCTTCTGTAAGAATCTTCAAAGCTTGTTTTGCCTTTTCATTACTATAACCATAATATTGTTTGACATAATCAAGATCTTTGACTTTATCTTGTCGGAGCCAGGGAGAAAATCTCTTCTTTTTCCTCAGACTATTTAGATAAAAATCATATTGCAGTTTTTTAGGAAGGAAATGATATTGGTTCATTTCATTCGCAAACATAATCGCATCTAGATGCCCAGAAAAGCAACGATTAATAATGTAGGGAGGATATTCCTTCTCAAGCGAAGGATCTTCTTCAATCAGATTCTGTTTCGTCTGATTGATGCTGTTCAACCAATCCTTCAATTCCATAATTAAAAAGTAATAGTTCCTTACGTTGTTTTTGTTCCCGCATGTATTCGCCAACTGAGCGCATTGTATAAGTCAAGTCAAACTCAGCAACATTCCAGTCTTTAAACCTATCCTTTACCAACTGATCAGAATTATAACTAATCAACTGATCAAGACTACAAGCAGAGCAGTCAGCAGCAAACCTATCGTGATCAAATCCTTTGTGCATTGATCCCTTACGCCCATAGAGGTTATCCTTAATATCATAAGGAGGATCAAGATATACAAAAGCATTACCTTCAGCACCAAGTAGGTAATCATAGGAGTAATTAGAAATTCTCCAGTTTGCTATCAGTTCGGCATAGACGGGCAGTTTGTCGATTCCTCGCATTGAGAAGTTGGAATCGCTTGCTTGTCTGCTGAATGATGATGACTCAGTAAGACCTGAGAAGGAACATTTGTTGACAACGTAAAAAGCGATAGCACGCCAGAAATGATCAGTGTTGTTTTCATCGTTTAAATACTCTTTTGATTCTAAAAATAGTCCTTTTGCAGAACCTTGATCTGGATAACGAGACTTTAACTCTACAAGTTTGTTTCTCATCTCAGGTCCAAACATCTGAAGTTGCTGCCAGAAGTTAACTAGAGGTTCATACAAATCATTAACCCAAACTTTCACATCTGGATACTTTTTGGTGACATGAATAGCGACACTACCACCACCTAAGAACGGTTCACGGAACTCATCATACTCCCTCAAATCGGGGAAGTATGAATCCATCTTAGTACATGCGCGACTCTTGCCGCCTGGATACCTCAGGGGTGTCTTCAGGGATTTCATAATCTTTAGGATGATACTTCAAATATTCGTGGAAGGTAAGTTTCATTTCCTTCTTTGTCATGCCACAATGTTTTGCGGCAGCAGGTAAAGTCATTTTAGCACGAAAAAGTGCTTCATTTGCTTCTTGCACATTTTCAGGAGTAGTTTTCACTTTTGGTTCTACCAACTTTGTTTTATCGATAATCAATAGTCC